CTTTTGTTGGGTGAAATAAAGAAACCAGAAGCTGTCAGCCAATGGGGGAGGATGATATATAAGCGTCTGGGGCATATTGAATCGTGGACACTTCACGACCTGCGCAGGACGTTTGCTACCACACTAAATAACATGGGGGTTGCACCACATGTTGTTGAACAGCTTCTCGGTCACACATTAGGTGGTGTAATGGCCATATACAATCGTAGCCAGTACTTACCAGAAAAACTAGACGCTCTAAATAAATGGATGGAACGGCTTGAGGTTATTTCTGGTCAGTATTCAAATGTAAAAATATTGAAGGTAGCGAAATGAAAAAGATAAGCATCCCTGAGCGTATATATTATCCATTGCCTGAAGCAGCAAAGAAGCTGGGATGTACGCTTAATGATATATATCATTTTGCTGCTATAGGTGCTTTGAATATTTCTGTTTATTTTCCAAGCTGTCATCCATGTAAATCGCTAGTTATACCAAAATCATTAGTTGAAAATATTGATGTTGATTCAGGTGGGATGTTGCAAGGGGATCGCTGGGTAATTACAGGGATGAAGCCTGTTGGTAGCGATTTTGAATGGGTAAATTATTTTGGTGTGGCTTCTTATCTTGCAAAGAATTTTTGCGGTTTCTTCTATCTAAATCGGGAAAGTTTTTCTGAACTTGAATTTATTGGCAATGATGCAAGGATAGTATCATCTTTTTTTTCAACTCGTCCTGAATCAGAAAACTGGGAATGTCAAATTATGAGTGATGGGGCTATTGAGATCGACAGAAGGTTTTTATGTGTAATGGCTAAGGATTTGGAGCATATCAAAGATGTTGGAACCATGCCTGGAAGAAAAATGGGAGAATCGCCAAAAACTCTTGCGAAGAAAGCTGAGTTGATCCCTGCATTAATCAAACTAATTCCAGAAATGGATGATATAGATATTGGAACTGCTCCAGTTGCTAAAGTGATCGCTGTTTTAGAGGCTGCGGCAGCGATGAAAGGGGTGTTTCTTCCCGCAACAGATAAGAATACGTGGGCTAAATACTTAGGGCGAACGTGATATCACATATAAAATATGTGATATCACCTAAATATTCTAAGCATATTATCAATATGCTCTCGAACGATAATAAACGAGGGCATATCCATATGAGCAAAGTTAAATCATCGCAAGACCAATTTGATCGCATCATTCGTGAGGAGGAATGCCGACGCCTTACCGGTATTTGCCGAACGACGCGTTATATGATGGAAAGGAAAGGGGTGTTTCCAGCCCGTCGTCAGTTGGGGGCTCGTTCTGTCGGTTGGTTGCTGTCTGAGGTTAATGATTGGCTTGATCGTCAACCCAAAGCACAACTGAAATCGGCGTAAGGTGAGTTATGGTATATAAAACAAAGGCGACCGGGGGCGGTCGCCAATGGATACACACTAAACTTGAACGCATCACCAACAATGCCACATTTGCGGCTGGTGGGCAATGTGATCAGTCAGATTTGGTTCGTTCCAAGGTTTGCAACGAGAGCTTTTTCCTGTGCTCTTTAAGGAATTTCTCAAGAGCAAACGAACAAGGTGCGAATCTTTCTGATTCATGTTCATGCGCTATATTTTTGCGTCGTCTCTTACGAGTTGGTGATGGTGTTTTGGTTGATTCTGTGTCGCTCATGGTGCTGTCCTGTAAAGCAATGCGCCTGCGTTCCTCAAACTATGGCGCTGATAGTGGCTATTCCTGCTCTTTGACCTTGCGTCGCTGGAGTTCTTCACGCGCGACGGTGACGAGTTGCCCGATCTCCTCGGCGGCTTTGACTCCGATTTTTTCAACCTGCGCTAGGGCATCGAGCGAAGAAACCAGGAGGTTTTCTCCGCTTCCTTCTGCCTGGCGGCGGGCGATTTCACCGCGCATGGCGGTTACTATGAATCCGGCGTTGCTTTCACCGTCCAGTTTTACGGATTCCATGCCTTCAATAACATCATGCGGGATCCGAGCTGTCAGTGATTGTGATTTTGCGTTTTTTGAACCTGTAGCCATCTGTAATCCTCTCAATGAAAGTGTAAGACAATATACACATAAAAAGTCTTACATAAAAGCATTGACATGTAAGCCACCTATAAATAAAGTTACTTACACCTTGTTAATGCAAGGTGCAGAAACGACGAAACCCCGCACTGTAGGAGCAGTAACGGGGCTTCTAACCACCAACGATAGCAAGATTATCGAGGCAGCTATGAGAAATCATACCATACACCCGCAAGGGCGGGACTCGTACAACCTGAATAAATACATCTGGCGTTTTATCGCCCTGAGCACCGCACAACCGCGCGTGATTCACATCGTGGCCACCAGCGAACAGGAAGCACGCCAGCAATCCCCGGCTGGCTGCGTGATGGTATTCGCCGCCCGTATTCGTCAGGGGGTGTGCCATGCCTGATATGTCAAATTACCAGTACCTGATTAATCCGCATTTTAACTGTGAGCATGATATTGCTAAAAAGGTTTATTCCGCTGCGGATGGGGCTACTGACAATATATCAATGGCTGTTGCGTCAATTGGTAGCCTGATGTGGCATGCGTCAGAAAATGAGGAATATGACGCAAAGGCCATGCGCATTGATATGGGTAATATCGGTTTGTTACTGGCAATGCTTGGACATTTTGATATTTCGTTACGGTGCACCATTGAAAATGCCACAGATGCATTAAATGCCATAAAGAAAGCGAATACTGATTCAAATCGGGGATAAATAATCATGAGAACATATTTATCTGGCTTGACTGCCAGCGGTTATGCACACCCCAAAATTATCCCCGGCGCTATTTATCTGGATAAGAACGGTAACAGAGTAACGGTAAAAGAACTGATGTTTGACCGTGTTTATTTTATTCGTGATGGCTATTCATTTCATAGTTCGCTGAACGTGGAGATCTTTATTTGCAGATTCCGGCGGGAAATCCCGCTTTCCAGAAATAACCATGTGTCATGTATGGATGTTGATAAAAAACTACAGGAACTGAAAAACATGATTGCCGCGTGGAGAGAGCAGAAATGAAAAAAGCGCCAAATTTAAAACACCAGCCGCGTGACAAAATGACGGAAGTCATCATTTTTGCGGGTAGTGATGCGTGGGCACATGCGAAGCAGTGGCAGGAACAGGACGGGCGACTGGCAGGCGATAACGTGCCACCTGTCTGGCTTGGAGAGCAACAACTTGCCGAACTGGACAACCTGCAAATTGTACCGGACGGACGCTATCGCGTGCGTCTCTATCAGGCGGGGTTATTGCGTCCGGGGCTTGTTAATACCATCGGGCAGAAACTGGCAGCGGCAGGTGTCAGGGATGCTGATTATTACCCTGAAGGAATGCACAGCCAGAAACGGGAGAACTGGCGCGAATATCTGGAACGTGAGCGGGGAGAGCTGGCGGAAAAGAAAAAGGTAGTTGAACTGCCTGTAAAGAAAAAAGAGCGGGTAAAAGACGATAACGCTTCATCACTGGCGCTTAACCAGATGGGAGCAAGTCAACGCGGCGAAGTTCTCCTGGCACATTATGGCGGTGAACTGGCGATTCATGCCGACTCTGACACTGTTCACCATTACAACGGCGTTGTATGGGAGCCAGTACAGGATAAAGAATTACAGCGAGCTATGGCGCAGATTTTCATTGATGCGGAGATCAGCTATTCGCAGAACGCCATTAAATCGGCGGTCGATACCATGAAGTTAAGTTTGCCTGTAATGGGGAATACAGCCCGTAACCTGATTGGATTCAGTAACGGGGTATTTGATACCAGAACAGGTAATTTTCGGGAGCATAACAAAAACGACTGGTTGTTAATTGCCAGTGAATTACCTTTCAGCCCACCAGCAGAGGGGGAAACGCTGGCAACACATGCGCCGAATTTCTGGAAGTGGTTACGCCGTTCGGTGGCTGAGAATGACCGCAAGGCGGATCGCGTACTGGCGGCATTATTCATGGTGCTGGCGAACCGGTACGACTGGCAGTTATTCATTGAGGTAACAGGTCCAGGGGGAAGTGGTAAAAGCGTGATGGCGGAGATTTGCACCATGCTGGCGGGTAAGGCTAATACAGTATCAGCAAGCATGAAGGCGCTGGAAGATGCAAGGGAACGTGCGTTAGTGGTTGGCTTTTCTCTGATTATCATGCCGGATATGACCCGCTACGCTGGTGATGGGGCAGGGATTAAGGCCATTACAGGCGGTGACAAGGTGGCAATTGACCCGAAACACAAAGCTCCCTACTCAACGCGTATTCCGGCAGTAGTGCTGGCGGTTAACAATAACACCATGTCATTCAGTGACCGCAGCGGGGGGATCTCACGTCGTCGGGTGATATTCAATTTTTCGGAAGTTGTACCGGAGAACGAACGTGATCCGATGCTGGCGGAAAAAATAGAAGGTGAGCTGGCGGTAGTGATTCGCCATCTGCTTACACGGTTTGCTAACCAGGACGAAGCCAGACGCCTTTTATATGAGCAGCAGAAATCAGAAGAAGCACTCGCGATAAAGCGTGAAGGTGATTCGCTGGTGGACTTCTGCGGCTATCTCATGGCGTCGGTAATGTGTGATGGCCTGTTAGTGGGTAATGCTGAAATTGTGCCATTCAGCCCGCGCAGGTATCTCTATCATGCCTATCTGGCTTATATGAAGGCACATGGATTTGGTAAACCTGTAACACTGACGCGCTTCGGTAAAGATATGCCGGGGGCAATGGCGGAATATGGCAGGGAGTATATGAAACGGAAAACGAAGCACGGTTTGCGTTCAAACGTGACACTGACGGAGGAATCAGAAGACTGGATGCCATCATGTGTATCGGTCACTAATGACGATAGCAAAAATTAAACTTATGGAATAACTGTTCACCACTGTTCACCCTGTCATAAATATCTTTTATATCAGTATATTATAGGGTGAACAGTTATTTATGAACTGTTCACCAAACTATTCACTGTTCACCTTTTTGATTGTTTATTGAGCTTCAAGGGTGAACAGTGGTGAACAGTTGGTGAATAGTTTTTGTGAAACTGTTCACCCCTTAACCTTATGAATTAAAAGATAAAATATCAAAAGGTGAACAGGTGAAGGGTTAAAACGCAAAAATTTTAATTTACTGCTGTGAGATAAAGACTATGACAGTAAAGCACACAAAAACACGCACTTGATTTGACCGAATACTGGTTAAAAATGACTACAAATTAGATAAATTAGATAAAATAGGAAGAAATAATGCCGATTCTGACGCATGAAATAAACAATTATTTTGATCAATTCGGACTTCATGATATTGCTTCAATGCCTACCACTCAGTACCGTCAGGCCCTTGCAAATGGTGGTTTACTGTGGATTGATCATCATGATTTTATTCGTAGCACGCTATCAGATGAAATCCTTGCAACAAATCAAGAGCAGGTTAATGTTTTGATTGAGCATTTGCAGGTTTTAAGGAAAAAAATGCCACTACCTCCTAATTGGATGAGTGAGAAATGAATTATATGGCCTGGCTCTTTGCCAGGCCATATACTCAAAGCATTGTTAACAAGGCGGACGCACCAGCACCAACGAGACTGGCTACCGTACTATTATTTAGTAAATCCTTAAGCAAATTTTTTGCCTGAGGATCTTGTGATTGAGAAACTTTTTCAACAAGTTCAGTTATGCTGAGATTTACAATAAGATTGTTATGCTCACCGAGTTGAACCTGTGTACCGGATATGTTACCAATGTTAAATGTATTTTGGCTAGATTGTTTTGGTTTATGTTCATTAGCAGTCAGATTCTCGACTTTTAATGTAAGCATGTGAGGGTGATTAGTACCAACATTGAGTGTACCTCCTGGTAAAAATGACATATCAATTACTTTTAATATTATTTCCCCCTTCCCTAGTTTTTGAGTGATTTCATCTCCAATATTAATATCTGGTTCTTCAGTATAAGGGATTAGCACTTTTTTTTCAGCTGAGTTTCTTTTCCCCTTGTATTCAACTCCTGCGATTGTGAATTTTTCTGGATATGCCATGACGTTAAGATCCATTATGTTGCTCCTCGTGATCGCTTTTGCGTTTAACTAGTAGATTTGAAAGTGTATTTTGTCTGTGTGTTAAGGTTTGATATTAGAGCTTCATAGTTTTCTTTACTCAGTAAGTTTTTTGAGTAGGCCTTCTTAAGAAGGTTTTTTGAGAGAGTAATAATTTCTTTTTCACCAGTTGATGCAATTTTTAAGAAGAACTCAGAGAGCTCTTGTATATTAATATTGTTATTTGTACCAAGTTGTACGTATTGGCTATTTACAGTAGCTATGTTGAATATGTTTTGTTTTGGATGCGTTTTTTTTAGCTTTTCAATTTCAGCATGTTCTATGATTTTTTGAGAGATACTTTCAATATAACCACTAACGTCTTTTTTTTCTGGGAAGGAAAACCCATCACCTCTTAATATTTTATCTGTTTCGGCCATTTCATAGTAAAGCCTGCGAATCATCACAAGTAATAGTAATTTAGCCTCCTCGATTGACTCCTCTATTGAGAATTGACATTCAATTGCTAACGCGGAGGTCTGCTCTAAAACAATTTCTGAGTTATTTTCAATGTAAGGATCGATAAAACCATTCCAAAAAATTTGAACGGGAGTACCTTTAAATGCCAAACCTTGATAGCATATTTCTGTTCCATCATATGCAGTAACTTTCATGGGGGGGCCTGCATTGAAAAATCGCCATCTATGAATCAGTTTGGTTAATCTTTCGTCAATCTCCCGAACTAATTTATAAGTCCTTTTGAACAATGGGGATGGTCGCATCCCAGGAACAGCAAGAATTTCTTTTGTCACTTGAATCTCCATAGTTTATCAGCATTTTTGTAAATTATTTGTGTGTTAACATTCAAGACTGTTCGTAACAAAAATACCTTATTTACATCAATTTTTTGATCCATATCTTAAATAGTGGCACTCAGACGTGAGCCGCCACTGTTGCCGTCCGATCCCCTGCGCGATGCCTGGTTGATCTGCGAGATGCCGAGAGTGTCGGGCGGCGCTCCCTCCGTGTTGGTTTCACGTCCTGAATCTTAACCAATACGAGAAAACCTTCATGAAGAAATTAATCGAGCTCCGCCAGCAAAAAAACGCCCTGAAAAACCAGATGCGATCCCTGCTGGAAAAAGCCGACAGTGAAAACCGCAGCCTGAACGATGACGAGGGCAAACAGTTTGATGAACTGCGTGCAAAAGCTGATTCCCTCGATACAGACATTTCCCGCCTCGAGTCTGTGGCTGATGAAGAACGCAGCAAGCCAGGAACGGGCATCCAGAAATTATCATCTGATGAATTGCGTAACTACATCGTAACCGGAGATGTGCGATCTCTGTCCACCAGCACTGACAGCGGCAGGGATGGCGGATATACCGTAATTCCTGAGCTTGATCGCGAAGTCATGCGCCAGCTACAGGATGACAGTGTTATGCGCGTGATCGCGACCGTGAAGACTGCAAAATCAAATGAGTTTCAGAAACTGGTTTCCACTGGCGGCGCAACTGTAGGACGAGGCACAGAAGGCAGCGCACGCAGTGAAACCAACACCCCGAAAATTGAACGCGTAACCATCAAGCTGAATCCGATCTACGCCTACCCGAAAACCACGCAGGAAATCCTGGATTTTTCAGAGGTGGATATTCTGGGCTGGTTATCCTCCGAAATTGCCGACACGTTCGCCAGCACCGAAGAGGATGATTTTGTTAATGGCGACGGTAACGGCAAGCCGAAAGGCTTCATGGCTTACACCCGTGCGGCGACCAGTGACAAAACCCGCGCTTTTGGCACCATTGAAAAAATGGTAGCGGCAAGTGGAACCGCCATTACAGCGGACGAACTGATCGACATTCTCTACAAGCTGAAAGCGAAATACCGCAAAAATGCCGTCTGGGTGATGAACTCGGGCACGGCAGGGACACTACAGAAGCTGAAAAATGAGAACGGCGATTATATCTGGCGCGACAGCCTTAAAGAAGGTGCGCCGGATATGTTGCTTGGTCGTCCTGTTTACTGCCTGGAGTCCATGCCGGACATCGGCGCAGGAAAAGCACCGCTAGCGGTTGGCGATTTCAGTCGTGGTTATTTCATCGTTGATCATGTAACAGGGATTCGCACCCGACCGGACAACATTACTGAACCCGGATTCTACAAGGTCCACACGGATAAATATCTGGGCGGTGGTGTGGTGGATTCAAACGCCATCAAAATTCTGGAAATGAAAGCTGGCTAGTCATGAGTAAGGAGGAGGCTGCGGCCTCCTTTTTCAGCTTTATGGAGTACACCGATGAAAAACACCGATTTTGAAATCCGCACATCTGAACTGACCGCCAGCAATAAAAAGCTGGTGGGGTATGCCGTTCGCTGGAGCAGCCTTTCAGAAATTATCTGGGACGAATTCCGCGAACAGTTCACGCCGGGGGCTTTTGCTGACTATCTGGCGGCGGGTAATGATGTGCGCTGCCTGTATGAGCATGACTATACCCAACTGCTGGGGCGCACCAAATCCGGCACTCTGGTACTGACTGAGGATAACACCGGGTTACGTTTTGAACTGACACCGCCGGATACCCAGCTTGGAAAAGATGTGCTTACGCTGGTGGAGCGTGGCGACATTACAGGAATGAGCTTTGGTTTTCGCGCATTATGCGAGGAGTGGAGTATCGCGCAAAAACCGTATTTGCGTACCGTAACCGCCGCTGAACTCCGTGAAATCACAATAACGTCGATGCCTGCTTATCCAGAATCTGGCGTGGAGATTGCCCACCGTTCGTTGTTTGCACAGCACCCTGAATTACGTCCGACAGGAAATAATCGTCATCGCTGGTCTGAGCTGGCGGGGTTGTGATATGTGGTGGCCTTTTAGTCGTAAAAAAAGCGAGCAGCGTAACCTGTCCATTGATGATTTTCTGGCGCTGTCCGGCGTACCGAATACCGGATCCGGAGAATATGTTTCTGCCGGGACGGCTGAATCATTGCCTGCAGTGATGAATGCGGTTTCTGTCATCGCTGAGGCGGTGGCCACGATGCCGTGTTATCTGTATCTGGTACGTAATGACAAGGGCAGGGAGGCGCGGGAATGGCTGGACAGTCACCCGGTAGATATTCTGCTGAATGAGCAGCCTAATTCGTGCCAGACACCTTACCAGTTTAAACGCACAATGATGCGTCACTGCCTGCTGAACGGTAACGCCTATGCGGTTATTGAGTGGGGGCAGGACGGGCAGCCAAAATCACTTCATCCTTATGCGCCGGGGTGTGTTGTACCGGAACGCACAGGCGCACACAAATACCGCTATACCATCACCGAACCCTATACAGGAACGGTGCGCACGTATTTACAGGAAGAAGTTCTGCATCTCCGCTATGCCTCGGATGATGGCTTTCTGGGGCGTTCCCCTGTCACGATTTGCCGTGAGGCGCTTGGGCTTGGCCTTGCTCAACAGCGCCACGGAGCCAGCATTATGAAAGATGGCATGATGGCGGCAGGGATTATCACGTCAGGCGAATGGCTGGACGGCGTGAAAGGTAAACAGGCATTAGATGCTCTGGAACGCTACAAGGGGGCGAAAAATGCCGGAAAAACGCCAATCCTTGAAGGGGGCATGGATTACAAGCAACTGGGAATGAGTAACCAGGATGCGGAATGGCTGGCCTCCCGTCGCTTCTCCATTGAAGACATCGCCCGCATGTTCAACGTATCGCCTATTTTTCTGCAGGAATACAGCAACAGCACCTACAGCAATTTCAGCGAGGCAAGCCGCGCGTTTCTGACCATGACAATGCGCCCATGGCTGGCGAACTTCGAACAGCAAATCAAGGCCGCTTTGCTGGTGGCTTCTCCCGTACCTGGTACCCGTTATCTGGTTGAGTTTGATTCAGCCGATTTATTACGCGCCACACCCACCGAACGTTATGCCACGTATGAGAAAGGGATTAAGAACGGGATCATGAATCCGAACGAAGCCCGTGAGCGTGAGGGTATGCCGCCGCGTGAAGGTGGTGACGAGTTCAGCCAGGCATGGAAGCAGACTGTGGAAATTAAAGGTGAAAAAGATGAGTGAATCCAGAATTACGCTTAATGAAGTAATGGCCCATCTTCGCCTTGATGATGATTTTTATGGTGAGGTTGAACTTCTGCAAATATATACCGATGCGGCGCTGGAAGCCTGCCAGAAGCATATCGGGAAACGTTTTGAAGACGGCCTGGAATTTACCCCGGCAATACGTGTTGGTTGCCTGATGTACATCGCTTTCCTGTACGAGAACCGGGAAGCGGTTTCACCAGTTGAGCACTCGGAACTGCCTATGGCTATTTCTGCGCTCTGGTCGGTTTATCGTAATGTGGGGGTGTACTGATGCCGTGGCAACCATTAAGGCGATGCACTGAGCCGGGCTGTAATAAGCGCGTGAAGTCCGGCAAGTGTGAAGAGCACAGGCGGGCTGCATGGCGTGCAGAGGATGCCAGACGGGGACACCGCCGCGCACGTGGGTATTCCCGACAGTGGGACAAATACCGCGCCCTGTACCTGAGCAATAACCCGTTATGCGTGCGTTGTCTGGCTAAGGGTATTTATACACCAGCTCTTGTGGTGGATCACATCATTCCCATCAATGGCGGCGGTGATGTTCTCTTCTGGCCTGAGTGGAATCACCAGGCATTGTGCCAGACGTGCCACAACCGTAAGACGACACGGGAAGATCCAGCCACGAAAGCAAACCGTAAAGCGGGCATGTATCGCGAGCAGGAAGAACGGGCGGCACACCGTAACGACTGGATGTATGGCGATGATGACTGAACAGGAGCAAACCAGGCTGATACGTGGACTGATAAGGCAGCGTGACACATGGAAGACACAGGAGACAGAGCACAAAGCCAACAGGACAGGGCGCACAAAACGCACCACAGCGAAGCGATTAACCGACCGTGACCGCGAGGTCATGGAATGTTTTCGCAATCGCTGGTGAGGCCGTCAGAGGGGGTGGGGGTGGTTTTCAGGACGAAACCGTCCCTGCCGGACACCGACCGCCCCCTCAAATTTTTGTGCACGGGAATTTTTTTGAAAATAATTGGGCGAAAAAAGAACATGGTAAGACCACCAAAAGCCCCCGCTTACCTGGATGAAATCGCGGTCAGGCAGTGGAAGGAAAAATCGCGCCAGCTTTCCGGGCGGGAAGACCTTACCCCCGCCGACTGGAGCAATCTGGAACTGTATTGCGTTAACTACTCCATATACCGTAAAGCCGTCGAAGACCTTGCGACGCGCGGGTTCAGCATTGTTAACAGTCAGGGCAGCGAGAGCAGAAACCCCGCCCTGAGCGCAAAGGCTGACGCAGAAAGAATAATGATCAAAATGGCTTCTTTGCTGGGTTTTGACCCGGTAAGCCGCCGCAGAAATCCACCGGAAACAGAGGAAGAGGACGAGCTTGACCGCCTGGCATGAGTACGCAGAAGGCGTAAAAAACGGCAAAATTACGGCCTGTAAACGACTGAAACAGGCCGTTAAACGGTATTTTTCTGACCTTGAAAACCCCCTTTACACGTTCGATCCGGAGGTCGTTGAGCGGTTTATTGCCTTTTCCAGGGTGTGCCCGCACGTAAAAGGCGCAATGCGCGGTAGTCCCATTGAGCTGGAGCCGTGGCAGCAGTTCGCCTTTGCGTGCATCCTGGGCTTTAAGGTTAAGGCCACCGGGCGGCGCAAATACACCAGCGCATTCATTGAAGTACCGCGAAAAAATGCCAAATCCACGGTCGCCGCTATCCTGGCTAACTGGTTTCTGGTTATGGAAAACGGGCAGCAGGATATTTACACCGCCGCAGTGAGTCGTGATCAGGCGCGGATCGTGTTTGATGATGCGCGTCAGATGTGCCTTTTATCCCGACCGTTACGAAAGCGGGTAAATATTCAGGCACACAAGGTGATACACCCGAAAACCAACAGCCTGTTAAAGCCACTGGCAGCAAAAGCGGCAACCATTGAGGGGACAAACCCGAGTCTTGCCATTGTGGATGAATATCACCTGCACCCTGACAACGGGGTTTATTCCGCGCTTGAACTGGGAATGGGGGCGCGTCCGGAGGGGTTATTATTTGCCATCACCACATCGGGGAGCAACGTTGTTTCAGCCTGTAAACAACACTACGACTATTGCTGCCAGATACTGGATGGTGAAGAGGTGAACGAATCCATGTTCGTACTGATTTACGAGCTGGATGATGAAAGCGAGGTTGACGATCCGGCGATGTGGATAAAGGCGAATCCCAATATCGATGTTTCCGTCGATCGTGAAAAACTGGCCTCAACCATCCAGAAAGCGCGGGGTATTCCGTCGCAGTGGGTGGAGATGCTCACCAAGCGATTCAATATCTGGTGTCAGGGGGCTACGCCGTGGATGGGTAACGGTGCATGGGCGGAGTGCGCCGGAACGTTCGCTGAGGCGGATTTATACGGGCAGGAGTGCTATGCGGGGCTGGACTTATCATCAACCAGCGATATTTCCAGCGTGTGCTATGCCTTTCCGGTCGGTAAAAAGATTATGCTGGTTTCACGTCACTATCTACCGGAATTTCAGCTACAGAACCCTGCCAATAAAAACCGCGCCATCTATCGCCAGTGGGCAAAGGCGGGCTGGATACGCACAACACCGGGTGACTGCATTGATTATGACCGTATCCGTGATGACATCATGGCGGATGCAGAGAATTTCAATATCAGGCTGGTGGGTTTCGATACATGGAACGCCACGCACCTGAGGACGCAGCTACAGGGAGCGGGATTTGAGGTGGAGCCGTTCCCGCAAACGTACCTTCGTTTTAGTCCGGCGGCGAAATCGTTCGAAGTTTTTGTTAACCGGAAGGTGATTGTTCATCGTGGTGATCCGGTGCTGGCCTGGTCAATGAGTAATGTTGTGATGCAGAGTGACGCGAACGCCAATATCAAGCCGAACAAGAAAAAATCATCCAATAAGATAGACCCGAGCGTTGCGGCGCTGATGGCGTTTGGCACATTCCAGGCTGAGCATGAGGAATTTGCATTTGATATGAGCGACAGCCAGAAAGAGCGACTTGCGGCATTTGATGGGGTATGACGAGAATGACTGAAACCGATCTACTAAAAATAATTCGCTGCGTTACCGGAGTCTGCCAGGCAACAGGCAAACCGGAGGCCAAGCAGCCGGATACCGTCACCGCTGAAAATTACGCGCGTGTGGTGGCTGAGGTGATGCGCCGTGACGGTATTGAGCTTAACGGCGTGGATATGCGCAACATACGAACCAGAGTCCTTGAGTTGCTGGCATACCGTCGCCGTTCTCAACAACGGAGGGAGAGCGCGAAAAATACTTACCAGTGGAAGAAGCCGGAACGACTGCGGCGGTAA